TGCTTACAAGTTGACCTGTTTTTGCATCACGCTTTGCGCTCATTTCCCAACCCTGAAATTTCATTTGATATTCATGTTGTACCGCATCTTTGGCCATAGCCAAGATATCTGTACGTAGTTCATAGCCATTCTTGTTAAATTTAACTTCGGGCAATTTTGGTGTAAAGTCTGTCATTTTATTTCCTTAGTGTGTTAATGTTCATGTAGTATAAAACATTTTTTTAGGTTGTTCAAATCTTTCGGGAAAATTTAAACGTTCCCACTCTTCATCCGAGACGGGCCACCAATTATTCATAACCAACCCTTAAATTCATCGTCAATGATTGGATGTACTTCCCAACCTTCTTTAGCCCATTTGTATAGCATAATTAGGTCATTAAGTAATCTCATTTCATTTTACTCGCTTTGTATTCTTTAATGGATTGAATTGCCTCTAGTAGGCTTTGAAATAGTTGTTTAAGTGTGTTCATAGATACCTCTTACTTGAAGCTATTTCATAATCTCTAGTTAGACGTTCTATGTCAGAATTATCTTGTGGATTCTTACTGACAATGTATTCCTCTAATCTAGAACCATAAGTATTAGATTCACTTGCCATTGCAATTAGTGGACCAATAATACCAACCATGGCTAGTGCGCCAATTGTTAATAGAACGCTTACCATGATTACTTAGCCTTTGCTTTTTTTACGTTGAAAGCTGGAACCATTGCTTTGAACTGGTCACCCATTTCTGTGTAGAAATCTTTGCTTGAGAAAATCATACCCAAAGCCATCATTGATTGCATTCCTGCATCTGCGGCTGATTTAGTATATTTTGATTGTGCATCAATAAAACCATTCAATGCTGTTTTGATGCCTTCGTGTTGAACTGTTTGTTCTACGCATTGTTTTTTAAAGTCTGTAACGCCATCGATAAAGGCGTAAGTTGCTGTGTTAAACATTTTATATCTCCTATGTGTGTGTTTAAAAATTGGGTTTTTATGAAGAACCCTTAACTTCATAACTATTTATACAATGTAATGTTGTTAAATATTTATATATTTGGATGCTATTATTTTTTCTGCCAAACTATTGCTAGTCTTTATGTCATAATGGTGAAAATCTCTAGCATAGTCTAGTTGATCGAACCAAACTACATTTATATTCGTTTTTTCAATCAAATCTTTAAATAATACTTGATAGTCATCGGGTACATTCTTTGGTATAAAAGTATGTATAATAGTCGTATTTCTTTTTTTAGATTCTACTAAATTTATGCAATCAATATTATGTTGTATATCTTCTTCTGTTGTAGAGTTGCTATGATGCAATGTTCTTTCTTCATCACAATTATCATAATCACTACCACCTATTATTATATCTCTTTCTCTGCGATGAATATACGACCATTGAATAATAATATATTTTGGTTGTATTTCTAGTAATTCAATTGTTTTACGTGAAATCCACATGTTACTAGCACCGTCCATAGATATATTGATTGTGTGAATATTTGATTTACTTGAAAATACATATGGCCAGGTGTGTTCATATGGCTGCCCTACACCACTAGTAAAGCTATCACCTACACACCAACATACACTATCGATGTTAGAGGGCCATTCAGGCCCTCTAAAGCCTCTAGAGTTATGTCTGTATCCTATCTCATATGGATAATTTGAAAAATGTTCTTTATTCAAACATTTATTAGGAGAATCTATGCCTGTATATCTACCATATAGATGACATTTTAATGTTAGCTTTAACTTAGATAAAATCATAACACATATTTATTATGATATGCCTCTAGTGCTAACATTCTTGCCTGTGCAAGTCTCTTTAAAATATTATCCGATAATTCATCATCATCCCAAAGATTAGAACCGACTAGTCTTGGTCGACTATAACTACGATGTAAGTCTAAATCAACTATATCATAGTTATCGTCATCATCTACTTCATTTAGCTGATTTGGCGTCTGCTTTAGGAGCAGTTGTTGCTGGAGCCGCTTGTGTCGTGGTAGGAGCACTTTTGGCATCTGCCTTGGGGGCGTCCTTTTTCTTAGCTAATTTCATTTCTTCTTTTGGTGCTTCTGCTTTAGCAGGTGCAGCCGGTGCTGTAGCTGCCGGAGCAGTTGTTGCTGGCTTTGCGGCAGGGGCTGTATTCTGAGCCATTGCTGTTGCTACTGACAATGTAGCGATTAGGGCGATTGCTAATGTTTTCATTTTAAGTTTCCTTTAAGTTAATGAAGTAGATTTTAATGTCTACATATATATAACGCGGTAGCTATTGATTTCGTTGACATAAATACATATTATGTTATATATATCTTACCAGGGTATCTTTGATAGCCAAAACTTTGAGGATGCTAATACACCTGCACAAATTGGGAAAGCATTCAATGCAGGCTATTCCTGTATGGTCGATGTTTGGAGAGTAGACGGACAGTTATATTTAGGTAGCTATGAACCAATTATTCCCGTAACTGACAAATATCTACAAGGTGTGCGCTTTTGGATAAACGCTAGAAATACAGATATGCAAAATTGGTTAACTACTCAACCAAGTAAACTATACCCAAATTACTTTTGGTTCCCAAACGCTACAGAAAGTACGCCAGTCACCACTAGTAGTGGTAAACTTATCACTCCTGGTACAGTACCTATTAACAACACTAGTATTATATTTCTTCCAGAAATAGATGACCGTAGTTTGTTTAGTACGGTACAATTAAAATGCTACGGAGTATGTAGCACTTATTTAAATCTAATCAAACGAATGCGTAATGAAGGTAGATGGTATTAACCACCACGACCACTTCTACGAACAACCGTTGCACCACCGTTACCCTTAGTTGGTTTAGGTCCTTGGCTTTTAGGTGCTTTACCTAATCCAGGGTGCTTACTATCTTTCTTAGCGGCGTTGGCTAAGTTTATAAATGGGTTCTTGCTTTTCTTTTCTTCTGTCATTTTCTTGCCTTTACTGATTCTAAGTAACTATGTACATCACCATATAGTTGTATCATCATAGCGATTTTACTGTCATACAATCTTATGTATGCCTCTTTTTCTTTCAAATCATTTTTATTGACACCAAAATAGTACGGGCATTTAATCTTCTTACTGCAATCAACTATGAACTTGTGCCAATTATCCTGAGTAATTTTTAGTGGTAAGTTAAAAAATTCTATTTGTGCGTGGCGAAAACTTAAATCACCAATAGCGGATAGGCGCAATCCTTCACTGGATCTAGTGAACCACCACTCATTAATTATTTTGTCTATTGGTTGATCTGTAGGCGGCAACTGTTTAAGTACAGCCTCGGTGATACGTTGTTTCTTTGATTTATTATCACTCATCGGGGTACACAGTAGTACCATTATTCATAAACACGACAGTAAATTTATCAGATTTAAATTGTGTGTTTAATTTTCTACACAAGTTTCGTGCATGACCAGGATTACTGAAACTGGTCTTCTTGTATTTAGGTGTTGCTTCATTATCTAAGTAATGCTGTGACTTTAGATTGATAGGTTGTCCGTCATAGAATACAGCCCAGATGCCACTTGCCTCAACGATTTGATCGCATTTGTATGTTACTTTGTCTACTAATTCTAGTAAGACTTTAGGTTGTGTTCTACTCATTTAAATCCTCCCCCGGATATTTGAACTTGAATTACCTCTTCCGGGGAATCCTTTTTCATTTCATAGTGGTCTGCTAATAGTTTTGCTAATTCATCACGTAGGCCTCTAGCGTCAGATATTGGAATAACCACATCTTTCCCTTGTCGCCCCTCAATCAACGATACTTTCTCAATAAACCGCTTAATTTGAATCATTAGATATTTATCAAGTCTTTTGCTTCATCTTCAGTTTTAAATGGACCTACATACTCATAACGCTGAATAAAGATGTATTTAGGGCAAAATTCTATAGTAGGTTCACTTCCCTGACTAACAATATACCATCCTGCGGCATAATAGCACTTACTTTTGGATGTTTTTGTAAACAAGTGAATCTTACGTTTAATGTCTAGTATAGAATTATATACCTTTTTAGGTGTTGGATATTCACTAAAAGGAATTTCTTGTTTAACTTTTTCTTTAGTAACTCTTTGAAACTCAATTTTAGTTTGCTTCTCAATAGCATTTGTATTCTTAAAATGAGTCTTGTTGCCGTTCAGTTTAACTTCAAAGCCAGAACCATCAGCTAATACATTACCTACTTTTTCGTTTCCGTCTGTTACTATCCAGAACTGATTCTTTACTACTGGTTTTGCGATTAGTGTTTTTGTCATTTGTTTCCTCTATGATTGATACCAATTTTGATATCTTTTTAAACTCTTTATGTTTTGCTATTATAACAGTACGTATTACCTTTTCATAGCAAATTGGTAAATCTAAATGAATACTAAGTTGTGGTCCAACTAATTCACTTATTACGGTGTCGTTCCCTACAGTGCCAACAAACGGAATGTTATTCCAATATCCAAAGATACGATCACCAATTTGATATTTGGCTTTGTATCTATTTTGTTCAAAGTATTCTGCTAGGTTCATAACTGAAACTTCTTTAAGTATTCTCTTGCTAATGTATATTCTTCTACAACAGGTTCATCTAACATCTTACGATAGTCGGTAAGAATTTCTATGGCATACTGTTGTTCATCTTCACTTAATAGTTTCCACCATGCATGTAATTCTTTTGGGGATTTATTTAGAATAAACACAATGTTATTAAAATCTTTATTCATTTTAAGTTCTCTAATTCTTTTTTCAATCTACTATGGAAGCTATCTTCACCGTCATCACCTGACACTAGCCAATCGATACGCTGTGTATAGATATGTGCTTGTCGTAGAATAGCTAAACCCTTTTTAAATTCTTCAATGGTTTCTGTAGTGAAATGACAACCTTTTCTATCGCCCCATTGATCTTTTTCTTCACTATCATTGTCAATGATTAGTTGTTCTACTTCATCGGCAATATTACCTATTTCCCATTGCTTGTATTGAAAATGCCCGCCACTCATTTTATTCTCCTACCTTTTCCCAAACATAATCTGATTCTTTAACATGTGCGACGGGTTTGATCCAACCGTGATTCATACATTCAGCAATCAAACTTGCATAATTACTTGGGCATCGTTGGCTAATCTTAATGGCAGCTCGTGGTACTAATTTGATACCATCATTCATCATAAAGTCTGGATCACCTTGATTGATTTCTTTAAAAGTTGTACCAGTAGTAGTGAATTTCATTCTTCAACTCCAAAATGTTCTTTAATCTTTTCTTGAATGTGTACGCCTCTAACTGTTTCGGGATTATTCCAATACGCTTTGTAGGCAATTTCTCCACATTCTCTCACAATCAACTCGGCGAACTTTTCCTTGTCAAAGATCCAGCCTTCGCCACTATTAGATGTTGGCTCAATATAAGTTGTAGCCTGTTCAGCAAGTTCTCGGATTCTCATTTTACCTAATGATTGATTACGGCCCCTGACAAATTCATCATACTTTTCTTTAGTGCCTAGACTATAACCACCATCACCTGCGTTGAGGTCTGCACCTGCTTTAATATTATCGTTCATACTTCAACTCCAAAATGTTCTTGATATTTGTCCGTCATACCAATGAACCAGTATAGGGACTGTTTAACCATTTAGCATAAGTCTCGGCTTGTTCGCTAATCTTAGTCAAATCATACTTACCACAAAATCTCATAAAGTGAATACCAACTTGAGGGGTAGTAGTTATACGCACACCCTCACGAATAGTTGTATCAACCTTATCTTTGATTTCTTGTGGTTGTGCAGTCAAATCAATTAAGATACGATTACGTTCATAATCTTCACGTACACGATGTTCCACTTCATTGTGGTCAGTCCAACGTTGTAGCATTAGATTGTTCCAATCAAAGCCTTGCTTATGTCTATCAGCGTATGCTTCAATCAAGCCAACTTTATTCTTGCTACCTTTCTCACGTACACCTGGATAAGCACTAAACACATTGTCAGTACCGTCGCCCCGCATACATTTTTTGAATAGCAAATATTGAGGATCCTCTAACAGTTTGGGTTCTTTAGTTTTCTTATCTTTGACAATCTTACCCTTATCGTCAAAGTAACCATCAAGTGTGATTAATTGATTAGCTACACCGTTATATTGTTTCACGTTCTCGTTAATCAATTGAACATAGTCACTATCACTACTGATAATAAAATGTTCGTCATCGGGATGCAAGTGAACAAAACGTGCGATTAAGTCATCAGCTTCAGCCTCAGCATGTCGCAAAACGCTAACATTAGTTTTCTCACGTAGAAAAGTTGTAAACTTCTCATACGTATCCCAGAACATTTCGTTTTCTTCAATCTCTGCTTCTGTCTGTGATAATGTATCAACAATACGATTTTTCTTGTATGGCTCATAGAAGCTCTTACGCCAGCTACGACCTTCTAAGCAAAATACAACGTGATCGATTCCAAACTTGCGAACGATTTGATTAGTGCTTGCTAATGTTAAGTGAAGGGCCATGCCGATCTTTTCCCATGTATCACTATTACGTGATGCAATGTGACGGGCACGGAAGAATGTGTTAGCTGTGTCAATAAGTGCGTATTTCATGTGTCTATTATATACTACTATTTAGATTAAATCAAATATTATGGTCTATGAGACAACTAGGCACTTCACTAATATCCAAATATTGCAAAGGGTTATTTTTAACATTGTAATTGGTCATTTTTTTGTGGCGAGTACTATTATTGAAAGGCAGATAAATATTTTTCACAGAAAAAATATCATATGATTCCGAATCAACTATATCCAAAATTAAATTATACAGTGATTGTACTGTCATACCGCTATCAAAACTTAACCATTCAACCGGTTCTCCGTAAATAAAAGCGGTTTTACTAGCTAGTTTTTCCTTGACAATATTTTCCAAACTAGTTTGTTGTCTATAATCACCGTAAAGAATATGAACAAATTCTTGTTCTCCTCCACTATGGTCAGCATATTGACTTAAACGTTTTTTGGGTCCTATAGTGATACCATAACCTAAACGACGCACCGGTTTACCGTCATGCAAGAAGTGATGTGCAGTTTCAATAATATAAAAGAATTGAAACTCAGGTAGTTGACGTTTATTTGACATATTTTTTCAAATCTTGAGTAATAGACTTTGAAAGGTATTTCAATAAATCTCCTGATTTAGGACTCTTGAAATTGTTAACAATATCCGGAACCTTGTGGGTACCTCCTAGGACAACATATAACTTTAACATTAATACAAGTGAAGCAAACTTGTCTACCCCTATTTCATCTGTAGAAGGGTCAAGATTCCACTCGGCAGCAAACCATTTCGTATAGGTAACTGTGCTTTCGCTTGCTAAATTATCAGGACCGCCCTTGAAAAAAGTTTGCATAATAGCAATAAAAGGCTCCATAAAATCCTTTTGAAAACTATTACTATAAACATCAACCCCCTCTATATTAGACATATACTTGTATAGTTCACAGAACAGAGTAATCTCCATCTGATGGATTTGACGATTAGGGAAATTCTGAGCATGAGTTCTCAACATAAAACGCCAAGCGTCACGTTTTTCAGAAGTTTTTGCATATTTACGCATTTGATCCACTGCTTTGATTGCTTTGGGATGATCTATGTTTTCAAAATCAAATTCACTAATAGGTTCATAACCCTCTTCCTCACATACCTTTTGTATTAGGTGAGCATTTTTATATTTTTGATCTGTTTTATCATCTACTCGCCAGCACAAAACTTCAACACGATGATGGTCATAGGGTTGTGGCTTCTTACTTGCCATACCATTGCGAACATACCAATCATATCGCAAAATTGACCGGTCATCGGTTTCAATGTATACAAAAGGTACTGTTAATTCTTCTACCTCACCGTCGTAATCATACCAAAGACCATGATAATCAAGGGCCGCCTCATATATCAATGTATGCTGACCATTGCTTGAATGGTACTTGCCACTTGAATCCTTACTTCCAGTAATCACAGACATAAAGGGAACTGCAAATGTGTCAGGATCACCTATTTTTAATACATGACCGTGATCCAATTCACGCTGAATATCATCATCGATGTTAATATCTTTTATTTTTACTAATTCAAATTTAACTCTTTGTTTTCGGCTATACATTTTACCTTCTTTTTTTAATTGGTCAAAATGTTTTTGTACCTGTACTCTATCACTATTTAAAAATTCATGTAGTCTGTCCATAGCATTCGTAGTACTGTACTCGTTCTTTTTTCTAAGAAGCCGATGTATAAGTGATTTATTGTATTTCAATACTTTGGGTTTAGTATATTTCAAAATAACTTTTTGATTAGTAGCCATGATTAGTGTCCTTTAGTTTGTTGTGAAAGATTGTTCAATTCGTTATATACACGCATGATTGTGTTATAGCAGACCTCGTCAAAGCCGTCGCCGTATTCAACGTCAAGTAGCACTCCTTGCAATTCGGATTGTAAACATTGTAATTGTTCGGAAACAGTAGTATAGTTTCTCATTGTTGTATTCCTTTGTTAAACAGCAAATTGTTTGCTGATGTCACGTGCCTTACTAACATACTTCGGCACTTGATCCCTAGCAGATACTTTAGTGTAACCCATTTCAACGTATTGTGCATACAGTTGACGCTTCAGTTCTTCACCTTCGTCTTTGGACAAACCAAACTTAACGATGTGATAGGTACCTGCGTCCTCATCACACGGCCACTTCACAGTCATAGTAGACCAATCAATGCCTTTCATGTACCTTGGATCATTGGAATCTCGGCTACAGATATGTACCATCATTGTGAGTGGGCACAAAAATACCTTAAGGATGTGATTGTTGGGCTCATCAAGCACTCTAGCACGTAGAGGTTTGGGGTTACTACAATCATAACCTGCAAGATAGTAGTTGTCCAACAATGTATGTTTCAAACGATTGGCCCGTTGACCATCTAATCCTTTGAACACGATAGGCACCTCTTTGTAAGTGCCGTTGGGGTGAGTCCAGCGTAAGAATTCACCACTGGGTTTAGTAACGATTGATGCACCATTTGGTAGTGCCAACTCATCTACTACAGTTGCGGTTGCGGTCTGCTTAGAATGATTCACAGCCGTTGCAATCAAAAAACTATCTGTCATATATTTCCTTTGGTTCATATAAAAAAAATTAACTAACAAAAAAAACAGTTTTACCTGTTATCCCTGAGTAGAATTCAACTTAGTTGTCCTCATCTCAGTAGATGTATGTACTATAACACATGATTGAATTATTGTACAGTATTCAGTTTCCCGAATTTTTTTCTCTTTTTAGACCGTTATCTAACTGTCTAAGATTCTATTATATAGCCAATTGGATTTATTGTCAAATTTTGGATTGTTGTATTTTTACAACACTATTTCAACTTACCTCTGTTCTACCATCACCAAGGTCCTTAGCACGAACCACACGCATGTCCGTAGCCATTGCCCGATTCTCCGGATCGGCCTGCTGTTGCTCATAGAGTTCTAGTGCTACATTACGACATACTGTTTGAAACCAACGATCTACAATAATTGTATCAGTATCATCTTCACGTATTTTATATCCTGCACGAATCAAGTTTAACACAAACTTATCATTAAAGTCAAGTTCGAATGCGCCCGTATTAATATCATATGGATCAAGTTCCATCTTAAGAATATTAACATAAGGCAATCCTTCTTTGGTTGCCTTTTCTTTATCAGATAGAACGCTATCTTCTTTTTTCTTCTTAGGCTGACGAGGTTTCTTTGCCTGTACAGGCTTTACAGGTTCTGGCTTTTTGAATAAGTTCTTTATTTTGTCAAACATTTATATCTCTCTAATAATTTAAAGCTGGCAAGATTCTTTGCCTTCGATTCGCACATCATATCAAAATTATCAATGAATGTCAAT